GCAAGACATTATTAATGGCAACTTTGACGTCTTTGAAAAGGCGTATGAATGGTTCACCTACGGAGCGAGAACGCGTCTGATGCCTGGTGGTAGGGTCGCTATTGTACAAACGAGATGGCACCAAGACGATCTGACGGGTCGAGTAGTACGGGATATGACTCAAAATGATGAGGCTGACCAGTACGAAGTCGTAGAATTCCCTGCCATATTTAATGATGGGCTCCCAGATGAGCGGGCGCTTTGGCCTGAACAGTACACCCTCGAAGCACTGCGTAGAACCAAGGCATCTATGCCTGTTTTCCAGTGGAACGCCCAGTATCAGCAGAACCCCACGTCCGAAGAAGCCTCTGTAGTTAAGCGAGAATGGTGGAAATGGTGGAAAAATGAGCTGCCACCGCAGTGTGAGTACATGATTATGAGCCTGGACGCGGCTGCAGAGACCCATAACAGGGCTGACTTCACTGCATTAACGACATGGGGCGTGTTTTTTGACGATGAAACGAACGCACATGCAATTATTTTGCTTAATTCCATCAAAAAACGGGTGGAGTTTCCAGAATTAAAGACATTAGCGTGGGAACAATGGGAAGAATGGCAGCCTGATGCGTTTATCGTGGAGAAAAAATCCGCGGGCACTGCACTTTATCAAGAATTACGGCGCACAGGGATGCCTGTTCAAGAATATACCCCCCATAGGGGTAGCGGAGATAAGCTCGCACGTTTAAACTCTGTAGCAGACATCATCAGATCAGGGCTCGTATGGGTTCCAGAGACCAGGTGGGCTGAAGAAGTGGTTGAAGAGATTGCGGGATTCCCGTTTATGAGTCATGATGACCTCGTTGACTCAACGGTGATGGCGCTGATGCGGTTTAGGCAGGGTGGATTCATTAGATTACCGAACGATGAACCCGAAGAAATTCAATTATTTAGATCGAAAAAACGGTCTTATTACTAAGGAAGAATTATGGCAATAGATAAGGCACTCTACCAAGCTCCTATGGGTATTGACGAAGCTGCGGCGATGGAAGAACCACTTGATATTGAGATTGAAATTGAGAATCCAGAATCAGTGGAGTTAAGTATTGACGGAGTGCCCATTCTGCGCATGGAAGAAGGCGATGAGGACGAAGAAGATTTCAATGACAACCTCGCCGAAAACATGGATGAAGGTGAGTTAGCTGAACTTGCTGGTAATTTGATTGGTGACTTTGATTCTGACATCTCATCCCGTAAAGACTGGATACAGACATACGTTGACGGCTTAGAGCTCCTTGGTTTGAAGATTGAAGAGCGCTCTGAGCCATGGGAAGGCGCATGCGGTGTGTATCACCCACTCCTCTCCGAAGCCTTGGTTAAGTTTCAGGCAGAGACAATGATGTCAATATTCCCTGCAGCAGGGCCAGTAAAAACATTGATTATCGGTAAAGAGACACCTGAGAAAAAAGCAGCGTCAGAGCGTGTTCGTGATGACATGAACTATCAGTTAACTGACGCAATGCCTGAGTACCGTCCTGAGACAGAGCGTATGTTGTGGGGCTTGGGCCTTGCAGGTAACGCGTTTAAAAAGGTGTACTACGACCCAGCACTTGAGCGTCAAGTAGCGCTTTACGTACCAGCAGAAGACGTCGTTGTGCCATACGGCGCGTCAGATTTAGCGTCATCCCCACGGGTAACGCACGTCATGCGTAAGACCGAGAACGAGCTGCGCAAGCTGCAGGTATCAGGTTTTTACCGCGATGTTGATTTAGGTGATCCGATTAATTCACTCGATGAAGTAGAGAAGAAGATTGCTGAGAAGATGGGATTCCGTGCATCTACGGATGACCGTTATAAGATTTTAGAAATGCACGTTGACCTTGATCTTCCTGGTTTTGAAGACAAGGATGAAGACGGTGAGCCGACAGGTGTTGCGCTGCCATACGTAGTAACTATTGAGCAGGGGACACAGAATGTTCTTTCTATTCGACGCAATTACCAGCCTGATGACAAGACTAAGCAGAAGCGTCAGCACTTTGTTCACTACGGATATATACCTGGCTTTGGTTTCTATTGTTTTGGTCTTATCCATCTTATCGGCGCTTATGCTAAATCTGGTACTTCCCTTATTCGCCAACTCGTTGACGCGGGAACCCTTGCTAACTTGCCAGGCGGCTTTAAGACCCGTGGATTGCGGATCAAAGGTGACGATACCCCGATTAGCCCAGGCGAATTCCGTGACGTAGACGTTCCATCTGGAACAATGCGTGACAACATCCTGCCGCTCCCATATAAGGAGCCAAGCCAAGTATTAGCTGGTTTGATGGACAAGATTATTGAAGAAGGTCGCAGATTTGCTAACACTGCAGATTTGAACTTATCGGATATGTCTGCTAACGCTCCTGTTGGCACAACCTTGGCGATTTTAGAGCGCACACTGAAAGTGATGTCTGCTGTTCAGGCACGCATCCACTATAGTCTCAAGCAGGAACTGAAGCTGTTAAAAGTAATTATTGCTGACTACACACCAGATGAGTACACATATGAGCCAGTTGAGGGATCACGTCTCGCTAAGAAGAGTGACTACGACAATGTGGATGTCATACCTGTATCGGACCCGAATGCGTCAACGATGGCGCAGAAGATTGTCCAGTATCAAGCGGTACTTCAACTTGCGCAAGGAGCCCCACAGCTCTACAACATGCCCCTTCTCCACCGCCAGATGCTCGATGTACTGGGGATTAAGAATGCGAACAAGCTCATTCCGATGGAAGAAGATCAGAAGCCGACTGACCCCGTATCAGAGAACCAGAACGTACTGATGATGAAGCCTGTTAAGGCGTTCCAGTATCAAGACCATCAGGCACATATCACCGTGCATATGTCAGCCATGCAGGATCCCAAGATCATGGCGTTGCTACAGAACAACCCGATGGCTCAAGCGCTCCAGTCAGCAATGATGGCGCACATCAACGAGCACTTAGGCTTCCAGTACCGTATTGAGATTGAGAAGCAGTTGGGCGTCTCCCTGCCACCTAAAGCAGATGAGAACGGTGAGGACATCAACATGGAGCCAGCAGTAGAGGCGAAATTAGCTCCGATGTTGGCACAAGCGGCAACACAGTTACTCCAGATGAACCAGCAGCAAGCTGCCCAGCAACAAGCGATGCAGCAAGCGCAAGACCCACTCCTGCAGTTACAGCAGCAAGAAGTCCAGATCAAGCAGGCTGACCAGGCTCGTAAAGCCGCTAAGGACATGGCTGATACTGAGATTGAGAAGCAGAGATTGGTTATTGCAGAGCAGAAGGTTCAGATTGACAAAGCCAAAGCGGTTGCAGCTATTCAACATGACGCAGAAAAACAGAAGTATGACGCTCTCAAGTCCGCAGCGACTATGAAGAACGAGAAAGAGAAGATGTTGTTAGGAGCAGGTGTAGACGCTTTGAAAGAGCACTTTAAACCCAAAAAAGGAGAGTAATTGGATAACTTAGAATATTTATTGAAGGAATACATCGACAGGATGACTTTCCTCAAGGGCGGACTGGCCCAAGGCAATATTCCAACAATAGAGGAATACCGATACGTATGTGGTCAGATTCGAGGTCTCGAGGCTGCGTGCGGAACAATTCAAGACCTCAGAACCAAGATGGAGAACTCGGACAATGAGTGAACTAAACCTTAGTAGTGCAGTAGATTTATCCGCAGTGCTAAACAAAGAAACAGAAGAAAAGGCATCACAACTACCTAAACCGCAGGGCTACCGTATTTTGTGTGCAATTCCTGAGTCTGAAGAAGCGTTTGACAGTGGCATTATTAAGTCAGATGAGACCCGTAGACATGACGAACTATTGACTACAGTGCTATTTGTGGTTGATTTAGGGCCTGATTGCTATTCAGATACCACACGCTTCCCCAACGGAGCATGGTGTAAAAAGGGCGATTTTGTCCTAGTTAGACCCAATGCTGGCACCCGTTTGGTTATCCACGGTCGAGAGTTCCGCATTATTAATGATGACTCTGTAGAAGCCGTAGTTTTAGACCCACGCGGTATTAAACGTAAATTTACTTAAGGAGCTGGACATGGCTGAATTTAAAGGCGAAGAATTTAAGTTTCCTGACGAACAGGAAGAAGTAACTAAGGGTAAACCCGTAGATACAGAAGAACAACTTGAGATCGAGGTAGAAGACGACACCCCCGAAGAAGACAGGGGTAGAACCCCTCCAGATGCTGAGAAAGTTAAGCAACTTGAGGTAGACGTTGACGATCTAGACAAATACAGCAAAGAGGCTAAAGACAAGCTAATCCGCATGAAACGTGTGTGGAATGATGAGCGTCGGGCTAAAGAAGCTGCTGATAGAGAGCGTACGGCTGCAGTAGATGCTGCCCAGCGTTTGATGGACGAGAACCGTCGTATCAAGGAAATGCTGACAAATGGTCAGGAAGAATATAAAGCAGCAATGACTTCCACGACCGAGATGCGCCTTGAGAAAGCCAAGCGTGACTATAAAGAAGCGTACGACTCTGGCGATACAGACAAGGTTATCGAAGCGCAAGAAGCTCTGACAAATGCTCAGATGTTGCTAGAAAGGGCAAGAAACTTTAAGTTACCCCCTTTACAAGACGAAAGATATGATGTACAAACGAGTCAACAGCAACAATATGCACAACCGCAAGCTACGGACGAGAAGTTAGCGGAATGGCAAGGTCGTAATTCCTGGTTCGGACAAGACGAGGAAATGACTGCAGCAGCTCTGGGTCTCCACGAGAAGCTGAAACGCCAAGGAATGCAGATTGGGTCTGATAGATATTACGCAACGTTGGACGAGACAATGCGGAAGCGGTTTCCTGAGAACTTTGATGATGACCAGGATCCACTAGAAGAAGTAGAAGTTAAGGAAAAGCCCAAAGGGGACAGTCCCAAAGCAAAGCCTGCCACGGTCGTAGCCTCTGCATCTCGGTCGACAGCACCGAAGCGAGTCAGGTTAACAACATCGCAAGTTGCGATTGCAAAGAAACTTGGTCTCTCACCAGAGCAATATGTTCGTGAACTTTTAAAATTGGAGGTTTGAAATGGCTACAAATAGAATCAATCGTGAATCAGAAACCCGTTCAACTTATGAGCGTCCTACCGCTTGGGCTCAACCAGAGCTTTTGCCAGAACCAGATAAGCAGGCAGGTTTTAGTTACCGTTGGATCCGTGTAGCTTCCCTTAATCAAGCTGACCCCCGTAATCTTTCGGCAAAACTGAGAGAAGGTTGGGAACCAGTAGGTATTGAGGAACAGCCTCAGTTTCAGTTGTTAGTTGATCCCAGTAGTCGTTATAAAGACAACATTGAGATCGGCGGTTTGTTGTTATGCAAGACTCCAGATGAGTTTGTAGCACAGCGCAATACACATTATGCTGCGCAAACAGAAGCTCAAATGGTGGCTGTAGACAACACTCTTATGCGTCAAAGTGACCCACGTATGCCTATCTTTAATGAAAGAAAAGCTACAACGTCCTTTGGTAAAGGTTAATTTTTTAATTATTTAGGAGATTTATTATGGCTTATCCAAGCGTAACAGCTCCATACGGTCTAGTTCCAATCAACAGCGTGGATGGCAAACCCTACGCTGGTGCAACCCGTCAATTGCCAATCGCAAGTACTTATAACACTGCGATTTTTAACGGGGATATTGTAGCTTTGGTCGATGGTGGCACTATTGCAAAATCAGGCGTTACAAACGACTCTACAACTTCCGCTGCTAACTACACCTATGGTGTATTTGTTGGCGTACAGTATGTAAATTCACAAGGTCAAACAGTTCAAGCTCAGTACTACCCAGGTAATGCTGCTGCTACTTCAGCTGTTGCTTATGTTGTTGACGATCCCATGGCTGCTTTCAAGGTTGCTGTTGTACACGCTAATAGCGTTGTAACAACCGTTAACCAAAGCATTGTTGGTGTAAACATGGCAATTGACCAAGGTACAGGTAGTACTACTACTGGTAACTCTGGTGCAGGCGTTCTTGTTGCTACTAATGACGCAGGTAACGCAGCAACCCTGCCTGTTCGTGCTGTTTCTGTAATTCCTGAAACTGCTACTGGCGCAAATGCCTTCACTGAAGTAGTAGTGAAGTTGAACAATCCACAAATACTCCGTGCAACGGGTATTGACTACGCTGCTTAAGGAGCTTAAAAAATGGCTATTTCACGCGCACAACTACTGAAAGAGTTGCTCCCTGGATTGAACGCTTTGTTTGGTCTTGAGTATGCAACGTATGGCGAACAACACAAAGAGATCTACGAAACTGAGACCTCCGAGCGTTCGTTCGAAGAAGAAACCAAGTTGTCAGGCTTTAGTGCCGCCCCAGTCAAAAACGAAGGCTCAGCTATTGCTTATGACAATGCACAAGAGGCATTTACTGCTCGCTATACCCACGTAACGATCGCTCAAGGCTTCTCTTTAACAGAAGAGGCTATTGAGGACAACTTGTATGACAGCCTATCGGCCCGTTATACCAAGGCGTTAGCTCGTTCCATGGCGTATACCAAGCAAGTTCGTGCAGCTTCTGTATTGAACAACGGTTTTAGTGCTAGTTTCCCAGGTGGTGATGGCGTTGCGTTGTTTGCAACTGACCACCCACTCGTTTCTGGCGGCACAAACTCAAACGAACCAGCAACTGGCGCTGACTTAAACGAGACTTCCTTGGAAGCCGCCGTTATTCAGATCGCTCAGTGGACAGACGAGCGCGGTTTGCTCATCGCTGCTAAGCCTAAGAAGCTGATCGTTCCACCACAACTTCAGTTCGTTGCAACTCGCTTGCTCGAAACCGAATTGCGTGTTGGTACAGCCGATAACGACATCAACGCCATCAAGAACAACGGTTCCATCCCAGAAGGTTATACAGTTAATAACTACCTGACCGATCCAAACGCATGGTTCTTGACCACTGATGTTCCAAACGGCATGAAGCACTTTGTTCGTACACCACTCTCCAATTCCATGGATGGTGACTTTGATACGGGCAACGTACGCTACAAGTCTCGTGAGCGTTATTCTTTCGGATTCTCGGATCCGCTCGGAATGTTCGGTTCACCAGGCGCTTAAGCCTTATAAATCAAGCACTTGTGCTAGATTAGAACCCCACTTCGGTGGGGTTTTTTATTTGTTTTAACAAACTTTCAAAGGAAAGATGGTCCTTATCTGCAGCAAATTCTATGGTAAATAGGTATCTTGGCTCGTAAAAATTGATAACCGTGTGCCGTACCTGAGCGTTAAAAAGGTAATAAGTATCAGGCTCGTAGACCAATTCTTCAAAGGGAAACTGCGCTCCTTCTGTGCTTGTAAACAAACAATGGCTCTTAACTTCTGGGGTTAGAAGCATGTTGACCCCCACCCCCCTACGGGTATCCGTGTGCCAGTCGTAGCAGACATAGGGAGAAAGCTGAACAATCCCAGCTACAAAGGAGTGTTTACGGAAAAGGTCTACCAAAAACGGATCTTTGGATAACATCTCAACAGGTACTTGTACGGCTTTGAAGTTGTAATAGTCCTGCCAGTTTTGCGCAGTAGCAGCAAACTCCAAAAGTTCTTTAGTAATTACAGATCTGCTCGGTATTTTGTAATAGTTCATGGAACTATTTTACGCAAAAGATGTTGCACAAAGCCAAAATAGTAGTAATATTACGGTACGTCTAGGAACTTTTTACTTGTATCGACTGACCTAGCAGACGTTATAGAGACGATACGAGGATGTGCTATAACACGGAGATTTTCAACTATGGCAAGAACTACCTTTTCGGGTCCAGTGGCATCCGACAACGGCTTTATCACTGATATTACCAATACCTCAACAGGTGCAGAAACATTCAACGCAAGCGTAAGCGAAGTCACTATGACTGGCGCTGGCGGTACTGGCGGTCGCAGTCTGTTTCAATTAAACGCTGATGCTGCTTTGGGTTCATTCTCAAATGCGCTAAAAGCAATTACTGTTTATGGCGCTACAGGTTCTACTTCAGGTCTAGGTTCAGCTTTTGTGGCTGAATTAACCCTTTCAGCAGGCACTTCTTCAGGTAGTTATGCTCCTGTTGAAATTGAGCTTAACTGTGCTTCTGGAGCATCTACTGGCACAAATACCTCTTTAATTTACGCTTCTGTTAATGGTACAGGCGCAACAACTGTTGATACCAACGGTTATTTGCTAAACCTTGCTGGCGTAACTGTTGCTGGTGCTAAATTAGCCGCTACTGGCACTATTACCAACGTTAATGAGATTACTCATGGATTGCGTGTAAAAATTGCTGGTAGTGATTATTACCTGCTTGCCGCTACTGCTGCTAACTTTAATGCCTAATGGCTGCGTTAGATAAAGAATACCTGTTGGATTTAAAAAATCAAGCACTTGAGCAACGGCAAAAGTACTTTGATCTAGTCCAACAGGCTAACGGAGCAATTGCAATGGTGGACGTTTTGTTGACTGAACTAGATCGACAAGACCCACCAGCAGAACATAAAGAGGATTAATTATGGGTATGCAATATGACGTAAAGTCAGCACACATAAGTGCATCTGGTGTGGCGGTTGGGTACAGAACTCGTTTAAAAGGCGTTGTTATATCGCCGTCTGAGTCGCAGACATTAAATGTGGCGTTTTGTGACAACATAAGCGTTTCTGGTACTTATGATGTTCCTGGAAGTACGGTATGTACTGTAACCATTGCTAATCATGGACTATCTAATGGAGATCGAGTTTATTTAAACTTTACTTCTGGATCGTCTTCGGATAACACTTTTACAGTTTCAAACGTTGCAACCAGTACTTTTACAGTAGCGGTAGCTTCAGCGACAACAAGCGGTAATGTAACGATGTATGCTGCTGTTTTAATTGAGCTTGATTGTTCTTCTGCTACGGCTTTTTATACAATGATTCCAGGTGAGGGCATTCTTGCTGAGCAAGGTATTTATGTTGGCCTTCCTAGCGCAACTGTAACCACTACATTGTTTTACGGCTAATTATGCAATATGACGTTAAATCGTATCATGCTTCAGCGTCTGGAAACGCCACAACTAGCCCTGTGCGTTTAAAAGGTATTACCGTTACTACTGGCACCGTATCAGCAAGGAACATGGCAGTTGCAAATCCCGCTGTTTCTAAGTCTGGTACTTGGAGCAGAACGGGAACAGCGGTTACGGTTACGATTAATGACAATGGTTTAACAAATGGTCAACGTGTATTTTTAGATGTAGCCGCTGGAACAACCATGCGGGATGGCGTTTATGAAGTAGCTAATGTAACAACAAATACATTTACCGTTGTCTCAGTAACATCAGGAACGGCAAATGGTACAGTTACAATGTACACAGATATTTACTTAGAAGTTGATACATTTAATACGATTGGTTTGCCTATTAAGATTCCAGGTGAAGGCATTAAATGCCCTAATGGATTCTTTGTAGGGGTTGGATCAAGCGTAACTGCAACGGTGTTCTATGGCTAAGAAGAAAGGCGTCTCTCTTGCGATTGGTCGTGGTGAAAAGCTGCCTGTATCTAAGGGTGCTGGGCTTACCGCCAAAGGTCGTGCTAAGTATAATGCAGCGACTGGCTCGAATCTAAAGGCTCCACAGCCTGAAGGTGGCGCCCGCAAGAAGTCGTTCTGTGCCCGTATGTCTGGCATGCCTGGTCCGATGAAAGATGAAAAAGGTCGTCCAACTAGGAAGGCCGCCTCTCTAAAGAGGTGGAAATGCTAGATATGTTAGAACTCTGGACTGGTGGACTGAGTATATTTGTGGCTTTGCTTGGATACATCATGCACGAAAAGTTTAATGAGTTAAAACGCATTGATATTTTGTTAAATAAAACACGAGAAGAGGTAGCCCGTGATAACGTTACTAAAGCAGAAGTTGACCGCATTGTTGAACACATGGATGCAAGGTTTAACAAACTTGAAAGCAAAATTGACGAACTTATTAAAAGGTAAGTAATGCCAAGTGTTTCAAAAAAGCAACACAATTTCATGGCGGCTGTGGCTAATAACCCAAAGTTTGCCAAAAAAGCAGGTGTACCTTCCTCCGTAGGGAAGGAATTTTTAACTGCCGACAAAGGCAAAACATTTAAAGAAGGTGGACCTATGAAACCAACAGATATGAAGAAAAACCCAGGTATGGCTAAGTTACCTAAAGCTGTTCGCAATAAAATGGGTTTTATGAAAGAGGGTGGCGCTGCTCACTCAGACATGGCTAAAGATAGACCAATGATGAAAAAAGTAGCTGCTAAAGCTGTTAAAGGTCATGAGAAAAAGATGCACGGCATGAAGGCTGGCGGTATGGCTAAAGGTGGCGGTTGCGAAGTTCGCGGCAAGACCAAAGGCACTATGATTAAGATGAAAAAAGGCGGAGCCTGCTAATCATGGATAAATCACCAGACCAAATCGTAGCGGACATTGACCGCAAACAAAACGAAGAAGATCGGGATTTGATTCCTCGTGCTGGTCGTATGCTTAAGGCAAAGTTAAATGAAGATTTAACTGGTGGCGCTTATGTAGGTAATCGCTTAGATGTCAAAAAAGACGCTACCAAAGAGAGTGAAAAAGTTATTCGTGCGCTAAGTAAGAAAGCTGGGGGTGTAATTAAGTCTTCTGCCTCTAAACGTGCTGATGGCTGCGCTATTCGGGGTAAAACCAGAGCGTAATATGGCTGAGCAAATGACTCTTGACCTCGGCGATTCAGAAGCCGACAACAAACGCAAGAAGGTTGAAGAAGCCAAGGCGAAGGTAAGAGCAATTGCAGAGGAAGTACGCGCAGAAAAAGCTAGAGACCGAAAGCCTAATAAAGACTTCGGGCACACCCGTGCAGGTAGCGGTGGGGCTGGTGGCGATTTCAGTGGTATGAAGGGCTTAGACAAACCGTTTAAAGCTGGTGGCAAGGTATCTAGTGCATCTAAGCGTGCTGATGGTTGCTGTATAAGAGGGAAGACAAGAGCATGAGACCAAGCAGAGGTATGGGCGCCATAATGCCCTCTAAGATGGGTAAAGGCGTTAAGAAAACCCGTAAAGACGGTGCTGATTTCACCAAATATAAAGAGGGTGGCAAGGTTAATGCTGCGGGTAACTATACTAAGCCTGAACTGCGTAAGCGCATTGTGTCTCAAGTTAAGGCAGCTGCAACCCATGGTACTGGCGCAGGTCAGTGGTCAGCCCGTAAGGCACAGTTAGTAGCTAAGAAATATAAAGCCGCTGGTGGCGGTTATCGTGATTAAAATGTTTAATTGGCTCTGGAGGTTACTCGGTGGCACTAGCGAAATCACAACGAAGCCTGAAGGCGTGGGGCGACCAGAAGTGGACAACCAAGTCGGGGAAAAAGTCGTCCGAAACAGGCGAGCGGTACCTGCCAAAAAAAGCAATCCAGTCGCTAAGCCCGCAGGAGTACGCAGCAACAACGCGAGCAAAACGAGCGGGAAAAGCACAGGGAAAGCAGTTCGTGCCCCAGCCAGCAAAAGTAAAAGCAAAAGTAAAGCCATTCCGAAAGGTAAAGTAGCATGACCACTACAGGATCTACCGCTTTTAACCTAGACATGAACGACCTCATTGAGGAGGCGTTTGAGCGTTGTGGTTTAGAAGTTCGATCAGGTTATGACTTCCGCACTGCACGGCGATCTTTAAACATTCTGACGATTGAGTGGGCTAACCGTGGTATTAACTTATGGACGGTTGAGCAGGGTCAGATTGTAATGAACACACAGCAGGCTCTATATGCAGTGCCTATAGATACTATCGACATTTTGGACGCAGGTACTCGTACTAATAACGGCAGTCAGTCTAATCAAACAGACATCAACTTAACCCGTATTAGCGAACCTACGTACATGACCATCCCCAACAAAAACACTACTGGACGCCCTATCCAGATGTGGTTTAACCGTCAAAGTGGCGGTGTTGCAAGCGTAGCGCAGACCACCATAGTTGGTGGTATTGATGCAGATGACACCACAATTACGCTGGCAAGCGCAGCTAATCTTCCTACTCAGGGTTTTGTCAATATTGGTAACGAAACGATTGGCTATCAAAATATCGTTGGAAATCAAATAGTTAATGCTTGGCGTGGGCAAAACGGAACGACTGCAGCCGCCCACTTAACAGGTGTTGGAGTGTTTAATAATCAGTTGCCTTGCATTAACGTATGGCCTACCCCAAACCCACCTGGCGATCAGTACACATTGGTGTATTACCGTATGCGCCGTATTCAGGATGCAGGTAACGGTATTCGTACACAGGACATTCCATTCCGCTTTATCCCATGTATGGTGGCGGGTTTAGCATATTACCTTGGGGCAAAGATTCCTGGCGTTGATCCTGGGCGTATACAAATGCTTAAGGCAGAATACGAGCAGCAGTTCCAATTGGCAGGTGATGAAGATAGGGAGACAGCAGCAGTTCGTTTTGTCCCCCGTAATATGTTTTATAGCTAATCATGCCTAGTCAGTTTTCTTCTGGTAAGTATGCGATTGCCGAATGCGACCGATGTGGTCAGCGATATAAGCTAAAAGAGCTTAGAAAACTGACGATTAAGACGAAGCAGGTCACTATTAAAGTCTGTCAAGAGTGCTGGGAACCAGATCAACCGCAGTTGCAATTGGGTATGTATCCAGTAAATGACCCACAAGCAGTACGGGAGCCAAGACCTGACGTAAGTTACTTGGTATCTGGGCAGAGCGGATTGCAGATTAATATCTCAGGAGAAGGGCCAGATGGCTTTGGTTATGCAGAGCAGGGTAGTAGAATCATTCAATGGGGCTGGAACCCTGTGGGCGGTGCTAGGGGTAATGATGATGGACTTACCCCAAATGACTTGGCACAATCAGTAGTAGTTGGTACAGTAACGGTAACGGTAAACTAAGGAGCAGAACATGTTTAAATCAGGCGCAGACGGCGTAGCAAAAAAAGGTAAAACTGAGGGTAAAAACCTTGGTAATTCAGGTCCATCAGTAACAGCCCTCAAAGGCGGCACTAAAACTGCTGGCGTAAAGAACATCGATCTTAAAAAAATGGGTCGTGGTCTAGCTAAGATCAAGAACCAAAAAGCAGGCAGAGGTCGATAATGGCTAAATATTCCATGAAAAAGAACGGTAAAGAAGTTGGTAACGCTGAGGTTTATGCCGAGCCACATACTATGTCAGGCAAGAAAATAACTACAGCAAAGTCTGCAGTTACTAAGCCAGGCAATGGCGTAGACAGCGTAAACATGTCTGTTGGCGGCTATACCAAGAAAAACGATCAACCAATCAATAAGAATGGTGAAATGAAGCAGCGTGGATCAGGTGCAGCTACAAAAGGCTTTACTTCACGCGGACCAATGGCTTAAGGGTTAACCCGAATGACTTATACCGAATTAGTCTCTGCAATTAAAGGATATTGCGAAAACGATTTCCCTGATACTGCTGGAAACTTTACTTCCGTAGATCAGATTAATACGTTTATTCAGCAGTGCGAAGAGCGTGTTTATAACGCTGTTCAGATTCCTGCTATTCGTAGAAACCAGATTGGTAACTTTAGCTCTGGGGATAAGTACCTTACTTTACCAACGGATTACTTGGCGTCTTTCTCTATGGCTGTCATACTGCCAGATGGAACCCAAGAGTTCTTAATTGATAAAGACGTTAACTTTATTCGGCAGTCATATCCAAGCCCTGATGATGTAGGTGTGCCACGGTATTACGGGCAATTTTTACCATATACCTACATTATTGGCCCTACCCCAGATGCAAGCTACAACGTAGAATTGCATTATTACTATTATCCAGAGTCTATTGTGGATGCGGGTAGTAGTTGGCTTGGCTATAACTTTGAGTCTGTGCTGTTGTACGGCTCATTATTAGAAGCGGCTGCGTTCATGAAATCTGATCCAGACGTTGTTACAAATTACCAGAACCGATACAATGAGGCATTAGCTTTACTCAAAGACTTGGGTGATGGTAAGGATAGAAGAAGTGCATACCGTGATGGGCAACTTAGACTGCCTATACCAGGACCTGTTAGATAATTTTTTTAGGAGCAAAAAATGGCAATTACCCAAGCAATGGCTACATCGTTCAAAGTTCAACTTTTGAATGGTCAGCAAAACTTTTCAGCAAACACCTTCAAAATCGCTTTATACACCAGCTCAGCTACTTTAGGTGAGAATACAACCGCGTACTCGGCAACTAACGAAGTCCCTTCTACTGGCAACTATTCTGCTGGTGGTAATACTTTATCGGTTAGCGTAACCCCAACAAATACTGGTAACGTAGCTTTCATCTCGTTTGCTAATACTTCATGGGCTAATGCAACGATTACCGCTAACGGCGCTTTGATTTATAACGCTAACTTAGCTAACGCAGCTGTTGCTGTGCTGGCTTTTGGTGGCGACAAAACATCGACTAATGGTACTTTTGCTGTTAACTTTCCAACTGCAGACGCAAGTAGCGCAATTATCCGCCTGACCGCTAGTTAAGGAGTCATAGATGGCCTTGGTCTTAAAAGATAGGGTTAAAGAAACCAGCGCTGTCGTTGGTACGGGAACCGCTACGCTTTTAGGAGCCGAGACTGGCTATCAATCTTTTTCGGTTATTGGTAACGGTAATACGTGCTACTACACTATTCAGAATACGGATAGTGGGTTTGAAGGTGAATGGGAAGTAGGTCTTGGAGCATATACTTCTCCAGATCAATTAAGTCGAGATACAGTTTTATCTTCTAGTAATGCTGCGAATTTAGTATCTTTCTCCGCTGGTTCTAAGATTGTATTCGTAACATATCCTGCGGAAAGGGCCGTTGCGTTAAACGCAATAACTACCGAGTTAGCTGCAGATACTGTTCCTTTTGCGGGTTCTGGGGGTAGTGGGTTTGTTAGTAGCACAGTTGCTTTTAAATACCAGCAGTCTTTAAACCAATTACAGGCGCCAGTATTTTATGGTACTAATGGTATATCGGTGTACTCGAATATCATAAATTATAACTACACAATCCCATCAAACTCTACGGCTTTTTCCTACGGCCCAATAGCAACCGCAAACGGGGTATCTTTAACAATACCGTCTGGGCAACCATGGGTAGTATTTCCACCATTATTATAGGCATTTAAACTATGAGCACAATATCAGCGGGACTTAGTAATACAACAGCCCTTGTCCAATCAGGTGATACAACTGGTAACTTAGTTTTTTTAACTAATGGTTCCGCTACAGCGCTAACCCTTGACTTAAATCAGAATGCTAACTTTCCAGGAAATGTTACTGTAGTTGGCGCTTTAGTTGCAAACATAGCGGGTAACGGGGCTACACTAACCAATATAAATGCCTCTAACATTACAAGCGGCACGATCTCAAACGCGTTTACAACCGCCGCTTCAGCTAATGGCGCATCTACTATCGTAGCCCGTGACTCTAACGGGTCATTTACAGCTAATGTAATCACCGCTAATGGTTCAGCACTTACAGCAATTAATGCCTCTAACGTATCTTCTGGAACTCTTGACAATGCCAGGACTTCTGCTGCTTCTGCCAATGGTGCTTCCACTATTGTTCTTCGGGATTCTAATGGGTCCTTTGCTGGTAACGTAATAACAGGTACTACAGGTTCGTTTACCAATATTTCTGGTAACGGGGTAGCACTTACAGCTATTAACGCATCTAATATTTCTAGTGGCACCATTAATAACGCTTACACAACTGCAAATAGCTCTAACGGTGCGAGCACAATCGTAGCCCGTGACTCAAATGGTTCGTTTGCAGCTAACGTAGGTACGTTTACTTCTGTTTCTGGTAACGGCGTGGCATTGGCAGATATTAATGCTTCTAATATTTCTAGTGGCACGATCTCAAACGCTTATACAACAGCGGCTTCAGCCAACGGTGCTTCTACAATCGTAGCTAGAGATTCTAATGGTTCGTTCACTGCCAATACAGTTACTTTAACTGCAGGTACTATTACTACCAACGCTGCAAATGCCACAGATATTACCAATAAGACCTATGTAGACGGGCTTTTCTCAACAGGTATTTCGTACCACGACCCCGTTTTAGTTGAAGAAGACGTAGCTTTAAACGCTGTATATGTCCAGCCAAATGGTGCTGGTAATGGCGTAGGCGCAACTTTAACTAATAACGGGTCTAACGTAGCCTTAGTGGTTGACGGGGTAAGTGTATCCAACACAGCCCGTATTTTGGTTTATGCACAAGCTAATGCCGTACAAAACGGTGTTTACACAGTTACCAATCCAGGTAATGCTTCTGCACAATGGGTGTTGACCCGTGCAACCGATGCCGATACCTTTGGTTTAGCCAGCCCTAATAAGTTAGGTCAGGGCGATGCGTTCTTTGTAAGCGACGGCGATACAGGCGCTGGACGAACTTATATCTGTAATACGCCAGGCACGATTACCTTTGGTACAACCAATATTACCTTTGCCCAGATTAGCTCTTCTCAGGTATATTCTGCGGGCACAGGTTTAAGTCTTAATAACTTAGCATTTAGTATTGCAAATACAGCTGTTACAGCGGCTACTTACGGTAATGCTGGTGCAGTAGCTACTTTCACGGTTAATGCTCAAGGCCAGTTAACTAACGCAGCAAACACAGCGATTAACGCTTCTAGTATTACGTTAGGTACTTTATCTGCTACTTATGGTGGTACTGGGTCTGCTAACTTAACCGCAGATAACGTCATTCTGGGTAACGGCGCAAGCACAGTTAAAGTAGTAGCTCCTGGCACAGCCAATAACGTTCTGACTTCTAACGGCTCAACTTGGATTTCTCAAGCTCCAGCAGCTGGTGGGGTATCTTCAATCACGGGCACAGCCGACCAGATTATTGCATCAAGTTCTACTGGGGCAGTTACGTTATCTACTCCTCAGTCAATTAATACAGCTTCGTCTGTACAGTTTGGCTCTTTTGGTGTTGGTACGGCTGCTTCAGGTACAACTGGTGAAATTCGTGCAACCAATAACGTCACTGCGTTTTATTCTGATGAGCGATTAAAGACTAAAACTGGGAATATTAAAAACGCACTTGATAAAGTATGTCAGATTGAAACATTGCTTTATCACGCCAATGAAACGGCTGTAGCCCTTGGGTACGACGCATCCATTCAAGAGGTTGGAGTAACTGCACAATCGGTACAAAAAGTTCAGCCAGAAATAGTAGTTTCAGCCCCAATTGATGATAAATACTTAACCGTTCGATATGAAAAGTTAGTTCCTCTATTAATTGAGGCTATTAAGGAGTTAAAAGCCGAAATTGATGTCCTGAAAGCTGAGTAATGTTTGCCGTCTTCCCTTTTGCTGGGGCGCCTTTTGCGGACAGCGGGGAGGCGTTTACCAACGTTGTTGTAAACCTAACGGGTGTTAGTGCTGTTGCTCGCCTTGGCAACGTAGAAGCTCAAGCTAGTGCTGTAGCTGATGTAACAGGTGTTAATGCCGTAGGCGTTGTTGGCGATGTAGATATAAATACTGGCATAACAGTTGATTTAGTTGGCGTAGCCGCTGTCGGCGCTATTGGTAATGTAGAGTTCTCTGGTGGGGTTACAGTTGATTTAGTTGGCGTTAGTGCCATAGGTCAAATTGGCAATGTAGATATAAGTACTGGCTGTACGGTAGATCTGACTGGGGTATTCTCCGTAGGGCGAATTGGCAACGTAGACATCAGTACAGGCTGTACGGTAGATGTAGATGGTGTTTTTGGGGTTGGCAGGATAGGTGATGTTGAGGTATCTGCTGACTCTATAGTTGATTTAGTTGGCGTACAAGCCGTTGGGCGCATCGGTAACGTAGAAGTTCAGGCTGGTGCGGTCGTAGATCTGACTGGGGTATTTGCCGTTGGTCGGGTTGGAGACGTTGTAGTAGCGGCTAATGCGGATATTTTTGCTACTGGCTTTGCTGTCCCCACCCTCCTAAACAGCGTAGATGTATCTACAGGAGCAACGGTTGACCTATTTGGTCAGGCTATCCCAGTATCCGTAGGGGATTTTGAGGTCCAAGGCACCGTAATTATTGACCTAATTAACCAGAACCTTAAGGGTATTGGTCGAATTGGGGATGCAGATGTAGTAGAAAGTGTCACGATTGACGTAACTGGGGTATTTGCAGTAGGTCAAGTAGGTAACGTAGAGGTTATAGAAAGCGTCACGGTAGACCTAACAGGTGTTTCTGCGGTTGGGCAGCTTGGTAACGTAGAAGTTCGGGCAGACGCTAATGTAGA